AAAAATCGCCTCGCTTTCAATGTACCAGCTTTTGTACCACCTGTACCATCGCAGGTGGATTTTTTGTACCATTTTGACCCTGTATCATAAAAACAGGTGGTAAGGGCGATGCACCGCGACAGCCACAACGCAGGTATTTAAAAGATATTATATCACAATACGGTGTAAAAATCAATTCACTTGCACAATTCGAGTTATAAATCCACAAAGAAAGTTACTTCTGTACTGAGCAAGCACGCCCACCACACCTAAAATTCATTCAATGCCTGATTTGCAATAAGGGCAAAGGATACACAAATCGTTCAACACTGTCACCACAAGTGGCTGTGAGCGATGAGGAGTACCCTTGACCTTTTGCGCCCATTTTCAGGCTGCAGGGTCTGCATACTTCTCGCCGCAGAACCTTTTGTGTTGTCCTTTGACCCCGCACAGGCGGAAAGGACAATCTATGAAAAAGCAAGAAAATCAGCAGCAAAAAAAGCAGTATTTTATTCCACTCAACTGTGAACTCATCCCGGTCAACGAGGATGTTTACCAGGAGTACTACCGCCCAATTTGGAGGACGCATTATCACGCCTGTAAGCATGGGCAGTGCGGCTGCACGGACTGGAGACGGTGCGAAGGTGACTGCGGTCTCTGCCGTTACCGCACTGCGGGTGATTCATTATCGCTTGACGCCGAATACGAAGGTGAGGAAGGTTCAAAGTTGACCTTACTGGATACCATTGAGGACTCGGCGCCGAATATTGTGGACATCATTGCGGACAAGCTCCTTCTTGAAGAACTGTTCCGTGTTCTTGATGACCTTGACCCCGACAGTCGCCGCATTTGTGAGCTTATTCGCCAAGGAAAGACCGAACGTGAAATTGCGGCTGAGTTTGGTGTGCGGCAATCCACGCTCAATTATCGGAAAAATAAGCTCATGGACAAGCTTCGTGAACACTTAAAAGACTTCAAATAATCATCCATTTTGCCCTTCGGTCGTCACTCGGCGGCTGAAGGGCAAATATTTTTCTGATTATTTTCGTTCAAACCCACCGTTTCCCTCCAGTGGGTAGTGAGGGAGGAAAACGATACGCCCTCGGACAGGAGGTAGACGAAATGAATCAGACCGTTCAAACAGATGATGCCCGTGAGCGTGTGTTGGATGAGGAACTAATCGGCGTCCTCACTGCAATTTCTGTGGTGGCAAAGCGTCTGGCGAAAAATCTTACGTTGCTTACTAAACAGAGCCAATCAAATGAAGGAGGAAAATCAGATGAGCAAAATGAGCGAACTGGCCGCAGAAATCGCGGAACTGCGTAAATGCGCGGAAACCATTATCGGTATTGCCGATTCTTTCACCGAAATGTTCAGCGGCAATGACGAGCCGGCAAATGCTCCCGCAACGGAATCCGCGCTTACGTTGGAAGCGGTCAGAGCTGTCTTAGCGGACAAGTCCCGCAACGGACACACCGCTCGGATTCGCTCTCTGCTCCAAAAATACGGCGCAAGCAGGCTGTCAGAAATTGACCCGGTTAACTACAAGGCTCTGCTTGCAGAGGCAGAGGTGCTGGCATGAGCAGTCACGCCCTTTTATCCGCTTCCTCTTCCCACCGCTGGCTGAACTGCCCGCCGTCCGCACGGCTCTGCGAGAGCTATGAGGACAAGGGAAGTGGCTACGCCGCCGAAGGCACCGATGCGCACAGCTTGTGTGAGTTCAAGCTGAAATCGGTACTCGGTGTGGAAGCGAAAGACCCTACAGAGAGGCTTTTATATTACAGCGAGGAAATGGAGGACTGCGCCAACGGCTATGCCTCCTATGTGCTGGAACTGGTGGAAGCGAGAAAGCAGACCTGTGCTGACCCGGTTGTGTTGATTGAGCAACGTGTCAACTTTTCTCGTTGGGTTGAGAACGGCTTCGGAACAGCCGACTGCATCATCATCACAGACGGGACGCTCCGAGTAATTGACTACAAAAACGGGCTCGGCGTTCTGGTCGAGGCGGAAAACAATCCTCAAATGATGTTATACGCGCTCGGCGCTCTGGAAATCTTCGACGGCATCTACGACATCGACACGGTCAGTATGACCATCTATCAACCGCGTCGTTCCAATGTCAGCACCTTCACGCTGTCAAAGGACGATTTGTACCAATGGGCGGAAGATACGTTGAAGCCCGCCGCCGAACTCGCCTATGCCGGTGGCGGCGATTACAAATGCGGCGATTGGTGCCAATTCTGCAAGGCGAAACACGACTGCCGCAAGCGTGCGGAATACAATCTGGAACTTGCTAAATTTGACTTCCAACTGCCGCCGCTGCTCACCGATGAGGACGTTGAAGAAATCCTCGGCCGCGTCGATGAACTGGTATCCTGGGCAAACGACATCAAAGACTACGCCCTGCAGACAGCGGTCGGAGGCAAGGAATGGCACGGCTGGAAGCTGGTCGAAGGTCGTTCCAATCGTAAATATACAGATGAAGTGGTCGTGGCTGAAACCGTTACGGCGGCAGGTTTCGACCCCTATGAGCGCAAGGTTCTGGGCATTACCGCCATGACCTCGCTGCTCGGTAAAAAACGCTTTGAGGAAGTCCTCGGCGGTTACATCGAAAAGCCGCAAGGCAAACCGACGCTCGTGCCGGAGAGCGATAAACGCCCGGCAATCAACACGGCAAAGCAAGATTTTAATGATTATGAGGAGGACAAATAATATGTCTAACAATGAAAAAACAAGCAATCCCATGAAGGTTATCACCGGCATCGACACGCGCTGGAGCTACGCAAATGTCTGGGAGGCAAAGAGCATCAACGGCGGCACGCCGAAGTTTTCGGTCAGTCTCATCATTCCCAAGACCGATACCCGCACCGTGCAGAAAATCAAAGCCGCCATCGAAGCCGCATACCACGAGGGCGAAGCCAAGCTGAAAGGCAGCGGCAAGTCCGTGCCGCCTCTCGCCACCATCAAGACCCCGCTCCGCGATGGCGATACCGAACGCCCGGACGACCCCGCTTACGTAAATGCCTACTTCATCAACGCAAACTCCGCTACCGCTCCCGGCGTCGTCGACGCAGACCGCAACGTGATTCTCACCCGTTCCGAGGTATACAGCGGCGTGTACGGCAGAGCGAGCATTTCCTTCTACGCCTTCAACTCAAACGGCAACAAGGGTATCGCCTGTGGACTGAACAATCTTCAGAAAATCCGCGACGGCGAACCGCTTGGTGGCAGAGCCAGTGCTGAATCCGATTTTACAACCGACGAGGACGAGGATTTTCTCGCATAAAAACCAGATACCCGAAGGGTGGCGGAGCAATCTGCCACCCTGTATGGGTTTATGAAAGGGCGGTTGATTTATGAAATCACTCAGCATAGACATTGAAACTTACAGCAGTATTGATCTCTCCAAATGTGGTGTTTACCGCTATACGGAAGCGCCGGATTTTGAAATTCTGCTGTTCGGATATTCCGTTGACGGCGGTGAAGTACAGGTGGTCGATATTGCAAACGGTGAAAGCATCCCAGAGTACATTCTCACAGCTCTTATGGATAACGACGTGGTCAAATGGGCGTTCAACGCACAGTTTGAGAGGGTCTGCCTTTCCCGGTATCTACGGGATATCGGATGTTTCGATAACACAGGTTACAGCATTTCTCAGGATACTGTCGGCAATTACCTCACCCCGGAAGCGTGGCGATGCACGATGGTGTGGTCGGCATATATGGGACTGCCGCTCTCGCTGGAAGGCGTTGGCGCGGTGCTTGGTCTTGAAAAGCAGAAGCTGACCGAAGGCAAAGATCTCATTCGGCATTTCTGCGTACCCTGCAAGCCCACTGCCGCAAACGGGCAGCGCACACGAAATCTGCCTTCGCACGTCGCAGAGAAATGGGTGACCTTCAAATTATATAACAAACGCGACGTCGAGACGGAGATGTCGATACAACATAAACTGTCGAAGTTTCCCGTGGCGGATTCCATATGGGACGAATACCACCTCGACCAAGAAATAAACGACCGGGGCGTGGCCCTGGATATGACGCTCGTCAGAGAAGCCGTCGCAATTGATACACGCTCCCGCTCCGAACTGACACATATGATGCAGACCCTCACCGAACTGGACAATCCCAATTCGATTATACAAATGAAACAGTGGCTCTGCGACCAGGGGCTGGAAACGGATACCCTCGGCAAAAAGGCGGTAGTGGAACTCTTGAAAACAGCGCCGCCGGAATTGCGTGATGTGTTGACGCTCCGTCAGCAGTTGGCAAAATCTTCGGTGAAAAAATATCAGACGATGGAAAACGCGGTCTGCGCCGACGGACGCGCTCGCGGTATGTTCCAATTTTACGGTGCAAACCGAACCGGGCGTTGGGCTGGCAGACTGATTCAAATGCAAAATCTGCCACAGAATCATCTGCCGGACTTGGAACAGGCTCGTGGTCTTGTGCGCTACGGCAATTTTGAGGCTTTAGAAATGCTCTACGACTCGGTGCCGGAGGTACTTTCGGAACTGATACGCACGGCTTTCGTTCCGATGCCCGGACGCAAGTTTATCGTTGCGGACTTTTCTGCAATCGAAGCCCGTGTCATTGCGTGGTTCGCAGATGAAAAGTGGCGGCAGAAGGTCTTTGAAAGAGGCGGCGATATTTACTGTGCGTCCGCATCTCAGATGTTTCGCGTCCCCGTGGAGAAACACGGTGTGAACGGGCATCTGCGGCAAAAAGGCAAAATCGCTGAACTCGCACTCGGTTACGGCGGCTCTGTAGGTGCGCTCAAAGCAATGGGTGCTCTGGACATGGGACTGACCGAAGACGAGCTGCTTCCGCTCGTGTCGGCCTGGCGTTCCGCCAACCCGAACATTGTGAGCTTCTGGTGGGATGTCGACCGCGCCGCGATGAAAGCTGTGAAGGAAAAAACTGCGACCGATACACACGGCATCTGCTTTGCGTATCAGAGCGGGATGCTTTTTATTATACTTCCGTCCGGCAGACGGCTCGCCTATGTGAAACCGCGCATCGGAGAAAATAGGTTCGGCGGCGACTGCATTACCTATGAAGGCGTCGGCGGTACGAAAAAATGGGAGCGCATCGAAAGTTACGGTCCCAAAATCGTGGAAAACATCGTTCAGGCGACAGCCCGCGATATTCTCTGCTACGCAATGCAGACGCTCCGCCATTGCTTTATTACTATGCATATCCACGACGAACTGGTCATTGAAGCCGACAGGCGTATGTCGCTTGAAGCGGTCTGCAAACAGATGAGCCGCACTCCGCCTTGGGCGCAAGGGCTTAAACTCCGCGCCGACGGTTATGAGACGGATTTTTATAAAAAAGACTGAATTTTTTCGTTCAAGATCCCCATTTCCCTCCAGTGAGTTTTGAAGGGGTATTACCCCTAACAAATTCGCTGGAGGTTTTTATGAACACTATTCAAATTTATCGCTACGAAAATTGCGATGTGCGCACAGTGAACAAAAACGGTGAGCCGTGGTTCGTTGCGGCGGATGTATGCAAGGTTCTTGAACTCGGCAATCCCACAATGGCTTTGGAGCGTTTGGACGAGGACGAGAAAGCCCTCATTTCAATTGAGGGCTTGAGCAGAGGGAACGACAACGGAAATATCATAAACGAACCCGGCTTGTACACGCTCATTCTCGGCAGCCGCAAGCCGCAGGCACGGGCGTTCAAACGCTGGATTACTCATGATGTCATTCCTTCCATACGTAAGTACGGCGTTTATGCCACAGACGAACTGCTCGCTGACCCGGATGTCCTCATCGCCGCATTGCAGGAACTCAAAGCGGAGCGCGAGCATACAAAATTGTTACAGCTCACGGCGGCGATTCAGGAACAGCAGATTGCCGAGATGCAGCCGAAAGCCAGCTATTATGATCTCATTCTTCAAAACAAGAACACCGTTCCTATTACGCAGATTGCCAAGGACTACGGCATGAGCGGCCGCGCGTTTAACAAGCTGCTTCATGAACTCGGTATTCAGTACAAGCTGCGTGAAACATGGCTTTTGTATCAGGATTATGCCAATCAGGGCTATACACAGTCCCGCACCCACGCTATCGATGCCGACCGAAGCGTTATACACACTTACTGGACTCAAAAAGGCAGACTGTTCCTTTATGACCTGCTCAAAAGCAAGCGCGGCATTCTGCCCGTAATTGAGAGGGGTTTGGAATGAGTATAGACAAATACAACGCCGAGGGATATTACGACCCGACCGCCTATGAAGCGATGACCGTCATCGAAAAAGAAGAACGTGCGCTTCGGGCGTTCAGACCCATTGTGTATATCTGCTCGCCCTATGCCGGAGATACGGAAAACAACGTAAAATTCGCGCAGAGATACAGCAGATTTGCGGTAGACAAAGGCTATATTCCAATCGCGCCGCATCTCCTGTTTCCGCAGTTTATGAATGACGCCGATCCCACAGAGCGAAAGCTGGGTCTGTTCTTCGGAAACGCCCTGATGAGCAAATGCTCCGAGGTATGGGTATTCGGCGAACACATCTCAGCCGGTATGGAAACGGAAATCAAACGCGCCCGGTGGAAAAATTACCGCTTGCGCTATTTTACTAAAAGTTGTGAGGAGGTTCAAAAATGATGTTCACGCTATACCGTGCCGATTGTATCGGCAATCGCGGGAACTGCCTGTATCCGAATAAGATAAATGTCACGGACGAATCCGCGCTGAAAGAAGCGGTCAGATGCGACTATGTGTGCGCTGAGTACCAGAACAGCTACCGCAGCGGAGCCAATTACATCGGCGCGGACTGCCTTCCCGTCGACTGTGATAACGATCATTCGGAAGACCCTTCTGACTGGGTCGCTCCCGCCGACATTGCCGACGCCTTTCCCAGTGTTAAATTCTCCGTGCATTACAGCCGCAACAACATGAAAGAGAAAAATGGCAAAGCCGCAAGGCCCAAGTTTCATGTACTCTTTCCCATCGACCGCGTTTCCGATGCAAGCCTTTATGCGGATATGAAAAAGTTGGTCTGCGGCATCTTTCCGTTCTTTGACACACAGGCTCTTGATGCCGCTCGATTCTTTTTTGGTACTGTTACACCAGAGGTCGAACTACATTCCGGCACAATGAACCTGACCGCCTTTTTGCAGGCAGATGACTTCGATGCAGATATGGAGAACAACGGTCAGCCCCGCGTCATTGCCGAGGGAAGCCGGAATGCCACTATGTCACGATTTGCCGGGCGCGTACTTAAGCGGTACGGCGATACCGAAGAGGCGCATCAATGCTTCTGCGATGAAGCCGCAAAATGCTCTCCGCCGCTGGACGCACAGGAACTTGCCATCATCTGGCGCAGCGCACGGAGTTTTTATCAGCGCATACAGCGGCAGGACGGATATGTACCGCCGGAGGTGTACAACTCTGATGTTTCCTATAAACCCGGCGATTTCTCCGATGTCGGACAGGCTACGGTTCTTTCAAAAAACTTCGGCAGCGAACTCAGATATTCACCGGCCACCCATTACATCCGCTACAGCGAAAATTACTGGCAAGAAACAGAACCCGGTGCACAGGCGGTCGCACAGGAACTCACCAGACGCCAACTGGACGAGGCGACCAGTGACTTGCTGACCGCTGTAAAAATGCTGTCGGAGGTCGGCGCGCAGGAAATATTGGACACCACTTCGAAGAGTAAGGCCGAGTCGCTGTTCAATGATGAGCAGGCCGAAGCCTACTCCGCTTTCCTTGCCGCGAAAGCATATCAGTCCTTTGCCATCAAGCGCAGGGAGTCGAAAAACATCACGGCGACGCTACGGGAAGCACATCCGATGCTGGAAATTTCGCCGCGAGACCTTGATACGGATTGCTTCCTTCTGTGTACGCCTGCTGCTACCTATGATCTTCGCAAAGGTATGGGCGGTGCAAGAGAACATTCCCCGGAGGACTATATCACTAAAATTACCTCCGTTTCGCCCGGCGATAAAGGCGAAAAGCTGTGGAGGGACACCATCAACCTTATTTTCTGCGGTGACCGGATTCTGATTGATTATGTGCAAATGGTCTGCGGCCTTGCCGCCATCGGCAAAGTATATCTGGAAGCACTGATTATTGCCTACGGCGACGGCCGCAACGGCAAGTCCACCTTCTGGAATGTGGTATCCCGCGTAATGGGCTTATACAGCGGAAACATCTCCGCCGACGCGCTCACCGTTGGGTGCCGCAGAAACATTAAGCCGGAAATGGCCGAGGTCAAGGGCAAGCGCCTATTGATTGCGGCCGAGCTGCAGGAAGGTACGCGCCTGAACAATTCCGTCGTAAAGCAACTATGCTCTACGGACGATGTATTCGCGGAGAAAAAGTACAAAGACCCGTTCAGTTTTACACCCTGCCATACGCTGGTTCTTTACACAAACCACCTTCCGAAGGTGGGTGCTTCAGACGCAGGAATATGGCGCAGGCTGATTGTCATTCCTTTCAACGCCAAGATTGAGGGTGAAGGCGATATTAAAAATTTTGCCGAATACCTTTTTGCCAACGCAGGCGAAAGCATTCTTGCATGGGTTATCGAGGGCGCGAAAAAGGTTATCGACATCGACTTCAAAATCCCGCTCCCGAAGTGCGTTAGCGACGCAATCGAGGCGTATAAACGGGAAAACGACTGGCTCGGTCACTTTCTTGAGGATAAATGTGAGCTTGGCGGCAACTTTCGGGAAAAGTCCAGCGACCTCTATGTCGCATATCGGAATTACTGTGCCGAAACGAATGAGTTTGTACGCAGCACCACGGATTTCTACGCAGCCATTGAGAATGCGGGCTTTAAGAAAATTAAGCCCAAGGGCAGGAGTTTCATTACCGGGCTTCAACTGAAGGTTGACGACGGTGATTTTGAGGACTTCTTGAACTGAGGGTGAGGGTCGATGAGGGTCAAATACTAAAAGTCCCTTTAGGAGTAAAAAAATTAGTCTAAAGAGAGTTTTATGAAATGACCCTCATAGACCCTCACCCAATATGAAATTCGCATTATGGAGGCTCGGAATATGAGAGAAAAAACAGTAGAAGCAAAACTCGCAAAAGCGGTAAAAAGCATGGGCGGCATCGCGCTGAAAATATCATCAGCTAATTATGACGGCTTTCCCGACCGCCTTGTACTTCTCACTGATGGGAAGCTGGCGTTTGTGGAACTGAAGGCACCGGGCAAGAAGCTGCGTCCCTTGCAGGAAAAGCGAAAAAAGCAGTTAGAGACACTTGGCTTTTCGGTATTCTGCATTGACGGTATAGAACAGATTGGAGGGATACTCGATGAGATACGAGGCACATGATTATCAGAAATACACCACCGAGTATATTGAAAATCACGATATAGCCGCCATATTCCTTGACTGCGGACTTGGTAAGAGCGTCATCACACTGACCGCCATAAACGACCTGCTGTTTGACAGTTTTGAAATCCACAAGGTTCTGGTCGTGGCTCCCTTGAGAGTTGCCAGAGATACATGGCCTGCGGAGTTTGAGAAATGGGAGCATCTGCACGGGCTGACCTATTCCACAGTGATCGGCAGTGAGGTTCAGCGCAAAGCGGCTCTCCTGAAAAAAACGGACATTTACATCATCAACCGTGAAAATGTGGAATGGCTGGTCACCAAAAGCGGTCTGCCCTTCGACTACGATATGCTGGTGGTCGATGAGCTATCGTCCTTCAAGTCCTATCAGGCAAAACGCTTCAGAAGCCTTTCGTCGGTGCGGCCTAAGGTGAAGCGCGTGGTCGGGCTGACGGGAACGCCGTCCTCCAACGGTCTTATGGATTTATGGGCGGAGTTCCGGCTGCTGGATATGGGCAAACGTCTCGGACGGTTCATTACTCATTTCCGCAGCGACTATTTCATTCCTGACAAGCGCAATCAGCAGATTGTGTTCAGCTACAAGCCGAAGCCGGGTGCGGAGGAAGCGATATACCGCCTTGTGTCGGATATCACCATAAGCATGAAATCCACCGACTACCTCAAGATGCCGGAATGCGTTATAAACGAAGTTCCCGTTCGGCTCTGTGAAAAAGAGATGGAATGTTACCAGACACTAAAGGACGATTTGATTCTAAGCCTTGACGGACAGGACATCGACGCCGCCAATGCCGTTGGGCTGTCCAATAAACTGACGCAGATGGCGAACGGTGCGGTTTACGGCGAAGATGGTAAGGTCATAGCGGTACACGACCGAAAGCTGGACGCGCTGGAGGATTTAATAGAAGCCGCCAACGGCAAGCCCGTGCTGGTAGCCTACTGGTTCAAGCATGACCTTGAGCGTATACAAAAATGCTTCAAGGTGGAAAAGCTGGACAGCGCCGATTCTATAAAGCGGTGGAATAACGGCGACATCCCCGTGGCGGTCGTTCATCCAGCATCCGCCGGGCATGGTTTGAACCTGCAGTCGGGCGGTTCCATGCTGATATGGTTCGGACTGACATGGAGCTTGGAACTGTACCAGCAGACCAACGCCCGTTTGTGGAGACAGGGTCAGACTGCTGACACGGTGGTCATTCACCACATCATCGCCGAGGACACCATTGATGAGAAAATCATGGCGGCTCTGCGGAAAAAGGATAAAACACAGTCCGCGCTTATAGACGCCGTCAAAGCAGACTTAAAAATCTAAGACAATCTTCGACAATCCGTGCCAATCCGAGTGAATTTTATTATTCGGAGGTACGTCATGAGTACAACAGCAGTGAAAAAGTATCTGTCGCAGGCAAGATACCTTGATATGCGGATTGATTCTAAAATCCAGCAGATAACCTCCCTCAACGAACTGGCTACGAAATGCACGGCGACGCTGACCGGGATGCCGAGGAATCCCAATCACGGCACGTCCACAATGGCTGACGCCGTTGCGAAGATTGTGGATTTGCAGGCAGAGATCAACCGCGACATTGAAGAACTGGTGGATTTGAAGAAGGAAATCACAGGCGTCATCAAGTCCGTTTCCAACCCGGAGTATCAGACTATTCTTGAAAAACGCTATCTGTGCTTTCTGTCTTGGGAGCAGATTTCGGTGGACATGAATTACAGTATGCAGTACACCTTCCGTATGCATGACCGTGCCTTGACGGAAGTTGACGCTTCTTTGAAAGTGGAGAGTCAAGTTGATTGAATGAGAGTCGGTTTATATGATATTCTTATAATGCGGAAACAGAATACAGAGAGCCTTGTGGGAGCAATCCCACAGGGCTTTTCTTGTGTAAAAAGAGAGCCGTTGTTACGCGGCTCTCTCTTCCTCATTCTTTGTCTTCAGATTTTATTGTGATGACAGGTAATGAGGTTTTGCCATCGGATGGCAACTGCTGTTCATTAACCTTTTTGATGAGAAACTTTAATGCGGCATCGATATCTTTGTACTCAAGCTTTAGTGCCAACTTCCCATCAAAGAACAGATACAGCGCGCTGTCATCACCTTTGACTCCTACTTTTTTGATGTTGATTTCAAACCGTGTATTCATTGGTACACCTCCTTCATAATAGAGCGTGTTTTTTTCGCGAGTCATAGCTCTTCATAAAAGCCCATGTAAATTTCGCGTGCTCATCGCTCTTTATGACAGGAGTTATAAGTTTTGTAAGAGGAGGTGAACCGATGCCCTACAAACCAAAGCGTCCCTGCGCCTACCCCGGTTGCGGTCGGCTCGCTGTGCGCGAGCAATACTGTGCCGAGCATCAGAAGGTCATGGACAAACAGTACAACAAGTACGAACGCGACCCGGCTTCCAACAAGCGCTACGGTAGAGCTTGGAAGCGCATCCGCGACCGCTACATCAAAGCGCACCCGCTGTGCGAGGAGTGCCAAAAGCAAGGTAATCTGACCCCCGCCGAGGAGGTACACCACATCCTGCCGCTCTCACGCGGCGGTGGCAATGCCGTAAACAACCTTATGGCGCTCTGCAAGCCTTGCCACGCACGTATCACCGTCGAGATGGGAGACCGCTGGCACGATCGATGAGGTTTGTACTACATTTTGATACAAACCAAAATACAATCATTCATCCCGTGACCCGGTAGGGGTATCAAAATCTCTAAAACAAAATTTCCTGGACAGCGGCGTGGGGCTTCGTGTTAAAAAACGCGGTTTCAAACGGTGGAATAGGCCCAGCACAAAAGGAGTGTGATGAAAATGGCGAAAGACGGCACCTGCAGAGGCGGCGCTCGCATCGGTGCAGGCGCAAAAAAGAAGCCGCTCGCCGACAAAATTACAGCCGGAAACCCCGGCGGCAGAAAACTGACCGTGATGGAGTTTTCCGACACAGCCGACCTTCAAGGTCAGGCGATGCCGGAGCCAAACAAAATGCTCGAAGCCGTACAAAAGGACGGCAAGACGCTCGTCGCAAGCGAAATCTACAAATCCACATGGACGTGGCTGAACGAGCGCGGCTGTGCAGCGCTTGTATCTCCACAAGTTCTGGAACGCTATGCCATGAGCGTTGCCCGGTGGATTCAATGCGAGGAAGCGGTCACCGAGTATGGCTTTCTGGCGAAGCACCCCACCACCGGCAACGCGATACAAAGCCCGTATGTGGCGATGAGCCAGAATTTCATGACGCAGACCAACCGTCTATGGTATGAGATTTTCCAAATTGTGAAAGACAACTGCACAGGAGAATACAGCGGAGCCAATCCGCAGGATGATGTGATGGAGCGGCTTTTGACTGCTCGGAAAGGAAAATAATATGACTACTTACAAAACAGCAGAAAGCGTCTGCGCTGGACACCCGGATAAACTGTGCGACATCATTGCGGACAGCATCCTCGACGCCTGTCTGCGCAAGGACAAGTCCTCCCGCGTCGCCTGCGAGGTTATGGCGACCAAGGGCAAAATTATCGTTGCGGGCGAGATCACCTGCGACGGCAAAGTCGACATCCGCTGGGAGGTGCGTGAAGTCCTCCGCAAGGTCGGCTACAATCCGTGGATGTTTACAGTTTTCGTGTTCGTTCATAAACAGAGCAGGGACATCGACGCCGGGGTGACTACTGCCCTCGAAGCCCGAAACGGCAGTGAGGAACGCTATGTCTCTATCGGTGCGGGTGACCAAGGCACCGTGTACGGCTATGCCACAAACGAAACCCGAGAGATGCTTCCACTCCCGCTGGTGCTGGCGCATCGCATTGTCAAGCGTGTGGATACCGTTCGCAAGGATAAAATTGTGAAAGGCATTTTGCCGGACGGCAAAGCGCAGGTTACGGTGGAATATGAGGACGGCAAGCCCAAACGCATAAAAACAATTATCGTTTCCGTACAGCATGACAAGAACAAAACGCAGGAGCAGCTTTACTCGGACATCAAGCAGAATGTGCTGTGGCAGTGCTTCGAGGACTTTCCCTTTGACGATGACACCGAAATCCTCATCAATCCCTCCGGCAGATTTGTCGAGGGCGGACCCGCCGCTGACACAGGGCTTACGGGCAGAAAGATTATGGTGGATACTTATGGAGGGATTGCTCTTCATGGCGGCGGCGCATTCAGCGGCAAAGACCCCACAAAGGTCGACCGCAGCGGAGCTTACATGGCGCGGTACATCGCAAAAAACATCGTATGGAGCGACTTGGCTGAGAGATGCGAGGTCGCTCTTTCTTATGGCATCGGCAAGGCAGACCCCGTGGCGGTTAACATCGACGCTTTCGGCACGAGCGCCCTCACCAATGAAGAACTGCGTAAAATTGTGCTGTCCGTGTTCAACCTGCGCCCGGCGGCAATCATTGAAAAACTGCGTTTGCGCAATGCGATATACGAGGACACAGCGGTATACGGACATTTCAATTCCTGTCTCTTTCCGTGGGAGGATTACGATAGGTACAAAGAAATCAGAAAGGCGGCGGAGAAATATGCTGATAGAAAAGATTCAGACTGATCGGCTCATCCCCGCCGACTATAACCCTCGCAAAGACCTTAAGCCGGGCGACCCGGAGTACGAAAAGCTGAAACGCTCGCTTGAGGAGTTTGGCTATGTAGAACCCGTTATATGGAACAAGATCACCTCTCATGTCGTCGGCGGCCACCAGCGTCTGAAGGTGCTGCTTGATATGGGCATCACCGAGGTCGAGTGCGTGGTGGTCGAGATGGACGCCGAAAAGGAAAAGGCGCTCAATGTCGCACTTAACAAAATCAGCGGTGACTGGGATAAAGACAAACTGGCTCTGCTTATCGCCGACCTGCAGGGCGCGGACTTCGATGTTTCGCTCACAGGCTTCGACCCCGGAGAGATTGACGACCTTTTCAAGGATAGCTTGAAAGACGGTATTAAAGACGATGAGTTTGATGTGGATGCGGAACTGCAAAAGCCAGCCGTCACCAAGCCGGGCGATGTGTGGCTGATCGGACGGCATCGGCTTGTCTGTGGTGATTCCACAAAAGCCGACACCTTCACTGCTCTGATGGATGGGAAGCTTGCAAACCTCGTGGTGACCGACCCTCCGTACAACGTCAACTATGAAGGAACGGCGGGCAAAATCAAAAACGATAATATGGAAAGCGGAGCGTTCTACGATTTTCTGCTGGCGGCGTTAACGAATACCGAAGCGGCGATGGCGCAGGACGCTTCCATTTATGTGTTCCATGCCGACACCGAAGGGCTGAACTTCCGCAAAGCGTTCTCGGACGCGGGCTTTCAGCTTTCCGGGTGCTGCATCTGGAAAAAGCCATCGCTGGTGCTGGGACGCTCGCCCTATCAGTGGCAGCACGAGCCTGTGCTGTTCGGCTGGAAGAAAAAAGGCAAGCACAACTGGTACGCCGACCGCAAGCAGACCACCATCTGGGAATTTGAAAAGCCGAAGAAAAACGCCGACCATCCCACCATGAAGCCGATTGCGCTCCTGGCATATCCCATTATGAACAGCAGCCTCACAAACTGCATCGTGCTTGACCCCTTCGGCGGCAGCGGCAGTACGCTCATCGCCTGTGAGCAGTCCGACAGAATTTGCTTCACCATAGAGCTTGACGAGAAATACTGCGACGTCATTGTAAAACGGTACATTGAACAGGTTGGGAATGTAAATAGTGTTTCCGTTATCCGCGACGGTGTCACGATGAAATATGCGGAGGTATTCTCCGATGAGTAAATTAACACTTGGCTCCCTCTTCGATGGCTCCGGCGGCTTTCCGCTCGGCGGTCTGCTCTGCGGCATCAAACCGCTCTGGGCTTCGGAGATTGAGCCGTTCCCGATACGGGTAACGACCAAGCGGATACCACAGATGAAACACTACGGCGACATCTCCAAGCTGAACGGTACAGATTTACCACCGGTGGATATTATAACCTTCGGTTCGCCCTGTACCGATATGTCAGTTGCCGGGAAAAGAGCCGGTCTGGACGGAAGCCAATCCGTCCTTTTTTATGAAGCAATACGAATTATGAAGGAAATGAGGTGCAAGACCAATGGCAGATACCCAAGATACGCTGTCTGGGAAAACGTGCCCGGCGCATTCAGTTCAAACCAAGGGGCCGATTTCAAGGCAGTCCTCGAAGCGGTTGTCAGCGTCACCGGGAAAAACGCCGAGGTGCCTGCGCCTGACAACGGGCGGTGGTCTTACGCCGACTGCTACATGGGAGACGGATGGTCGCTGGCTTACAGAACTATCGACGCTCAATATTTCGGAGTACCCCAGCGCCGCCGCAGAATCTACCTTGTCGCAGATTTTGCAGGCGAATGTGCCGGAGAAATACTATTTGAGCCGGAAGGCGTGTCAAGGAATTTTGCGCCGTGCGGCAGCCCGTGGCAAAGAACTGCCGGAGATGCTGAGAACGGCTCTGGAACAACAGGCAGCGGCATAACCTGCCTGAACGACCAAGGCGGTGACCGTATGGATATCACCGAAGATACGACGGCTACGCTCCGCGCCGAAGCCCATCACCCGCCCTGCGTCATGCAGTCGAGCGGATTCTGCACAGAGCATTCGGCGAAGAGCCGTGGTGTGGGGTTTGAGGAAGAACGCTCTCCCACGCTCCGGGCCGGTGTCGTGCCTGGTGTCGCAATCGAAAACCATCCGACCGACGGTCGTGTCAAGGTTTCAGAAGACGGCATGGTGCAGACACTTACTTCCCGTATGGGAACGGGCGGCATGAACACTCCGCTAATACTTGACACACCGAAAACGCTTAAAATACGCTCCGGCTGTGAGGGAGGCGGCAAGGGTGCACTGATACAGGATGACAAATCCGCTACGATCGGCTGCAACAATGACCAGACGGTTTTCGTGCCGACTGCTTACGGCATCTGCTCCGACAAGAGTAATTCCATGATGTCGGATAATCCTCGCAGCGGCATTTACAAAGCTGCCACTTCTCGAACCATCGATGCGAACGGCGGCAACCCCGGCTGCAATCAAGGCGGTATCGCTGTGGTTGCACTCCAAGGTTCCATGATTGGACGTGAGGAAAAGAACGGGCCCCAAGGCAGTGGCATTGATGAAGATGTGTCTTTCACATTAAATACGGTCGACCGCCACGCCATCGCCTATGCTATGACCACAGGCAGCTTTGCACAGGTAACGGAGGAAAAATCGCCGACGCTCATGTCGCGGGATTATAAAGACCCTCCGCTTGTTAACCAGCCGGACTACATCGTCCGCAGGCTGACGCCAACTGAATGCGCCCGGCTTCAAGGCTTCCCGGACGGCTGGTGCGCCGGTCTCGGTACGGATAACCCAACCGAGGATGAAATCGCGTTCTGGGCTGAGGTTTGGGAAACTCACCGCCGTATTATCGGCACAAGCGAAAAGCCCAAGAGCCGTAGGCAGATTATCAAATGGCTGCAAAGCCCGCACTCCGACGCTGCCGAATACAAGATGTGGGGCAACGGCGTGGCACTCCCGTGCGTCTGCTTTGTGCTTACGGGGATTGTGTCATCTACACAAGAAACCGCCTGATTATCGGGACATCATTCTCTATATAAAAATGCTCCGAATTGCTTGATAAATCAGGCATTCAGAGTGATATATGTATGTACCGAAAAGAGAAAGGCGGTATAAACAATGACAATCAACTACAATGTAACAGGCAGCGAGCGCAAACGGCTCGTGCAAGCAATCTCGGAAATCATGGAGTGCGACGCCAAATATAAGGGCGCTCCGACCTTCGCCTACGAGGTGGACTATTTCACCATCGACAAAAACGGCGTCCTATCCTTCGATGACCGTGCCGACAGCAAGGAAATCGAAAAGCTCATCGAGGGTCTGGCGGAGCGGGGCTTTGAATTTGACGGGTACGACAAGACCGCGCTTACCATTGAAATGCCACGTTCTTTCTTCACCGACACGGCGCTTGAAAATCTCAGCCGATTGGTGGAAAGCAAAGGCTCGCTAATCAAAAAGGCGCTCGGCATCACCGACCCGTCTATCCTAAAGGGTGAGGAGACGGTCAGCTTCCCGTGGTTCCCCGATGCATGCGACCCGGACGCAGTAAAGGCTTATACCCACCTTGTCACTGCGCTCTGTGAGATGGCGAAAACACAGAAACGGGTCAGCGCGACCGACAAGCCCGTGGACAACGAGAAGTACGCTTTCCGCTGTTTTCTCCTCCGGCTCGGTTTCATCGGCTCGGAATATAAGGCGGAGCGAAAAATTCTGCTCTCAAAGCTGACAGGCAGCTCAGCGTTCAAACAGAATAACTGCAAGGCGGTGGATGAAGATGAATAAGCTTCCCACCGCCTTCTTCGTTGAGTATCCATTTTGCATTGAGGACTTAATCCGCCCTTATTTATCGGAATGGCTGAAACCATATATTGCAGAAAAGGAAATAAGGCTCAGTAAAATTGATTACGAAAACTTTATAACCGACTTATGTGTTGACAGATGGTTTATAGAAAAATACACGCATCTTTGTAGCATAGACGAGAACGGAGTTTGGCATTGCGTTTTGGTAAGGCAAAAAGGGAAATCCGAGGGCGTGTTGGTTATGTCCGAAGGCAGAGTTTTTCCTAAATGGGCTGCGTATTTGCCAAGTGAGGAGGTAGCTGAATGAACATACATCCTGAAATACTCAAACAATTAAGAGATTGCTTTACGCCCGGAACCCGTGTGGAGCTTATTCGTATGGACGATGTTCAGGCACCGCCCGTAGGTACAAAAGGTACGGTCGTCGGCGTGGACGACATGGGTTCCATCATGGTTAACTGGGATAACGGCAGTGGTTTGAATGTGGTATATGGTGAAGATTTCTGCCGGAAGGTCGGTAACGGTGATGAATAATAACGTTTTACATGATTTCTATTACGGCAACATCGTCCCCAACGAAAAGCGGTTCGTGCGTAATTCTGAATTCGGTCGCGCAGCGAAAGAAATTTCCGAAGCCGACGAGTATCTTCACTCAATATTGGACGAAGCGGGACTCGCTGTTCTGGATAAGCTCACTTCGGCGCAAATGACACTGGATTCCATCACCGCCGAAGAAAACTATATTGATGGCTTTAAAACAGGGGCGAGATTCATACTTGCTATTATGGATGACCAGTATGGCGATACCCGTCCGGTCACTGAATAGGTATAAATAACTTCGAAGAACAGCGCCGGAAACGGCTCTGTTTCTCGTACAGATAGATTTTGAGGGCTTGCCGAGGCAGGTCTATTTTTATGCCGTTTTGGAGGAGGTGGCGGAAACGCGAAAACTAAAAAAATACAATCCCACGCGGTTCAAAGCTGCGGATTCGGTTTACGACAAAGCCGCCGCCGATTATGCCGTATCTTTCGTCGAAGCCCTCTCCCATACAAAAGGAACATGGGCGGGAAAGCCCTTTGAACTGATCGACTGGCAGGAGCAGATTATCCGTGATGTGTTCGGAACACTCAAGCCCAATGGCTACCGACAGTTCAATACCGCCTATGTGGAGATACCAAAGAAGATGGGCAAGTCCGAACTTGCGGCGGCGGTTGCACTGCTGCTCACTTGCGGAGACAATGAGGAGCGCGCCGAGGTTTATGGGTGCGCCGCTGACCGCAACCAGGCGTCCATTGTTTTCAATGTGGCGGCGGATATGGTTCGGATGTGTCCGGCGCTGGCAAAACGGGTTAAAATCCTTGATTCCATGAAGCGGCTCATCTATCTGCCGACCGGGAGTATTTATCAGGTGCTGTCGGCGGACGTCGGCAACAAGCACGGCTTCAACACCCACGGCGTGGTATTTGACGAACTGCATACCCAGCCGAACCGAAAACTCTATGACGTAATGACCAAAGGCAGCGGCGACGCGAGAATGCAGCCGCTGTATTTTCTTATCACCACCGCCGGAGACAATCAGCACAGCATCTGCTGGGAGGTTCATCAAAAGGCTCTCGACATCCTCAACGGCAGGAAGCATGATCCCACCTTCTATCCCGTCATTTACGGCGCGGCGCAGGAGGATGACTGGACTGACCCCAAGGTGTGGAAAAAAGCGAATCCGTCGCTCGGCATCACGGTCGGCATGGATAAAGTCAAGGCGGCTTTTGAATCGGCACGGCAGAATCCAGCCGAGGAGAACAGCTTCCGTCAACTTCGCTTGAATCAGTGGGTCAAACAGGCGGTGCGCTGGATGCCGATGGACAAATGGGACGCTTGCGCTTTTGCGGTAGACCCCGAAGCCCTGCGCGGGCGGGTCTGCTACGGAGGTCTTGACCTTTCCTCCTCCACCGATATTACGGCGTTCGTGCTGGTATTCCCGCCGGAGGATGAGGATGACAAATACGTCGTGCTGCCGTTTTTCTGGATTCCGGAGGATAATGTGGATTTGCGTGTGCGAAGAGACCATGTGAATTACGACATCTGGAAGAAGCAGGGATATCTTGAAACCACCGAGGGCAACGTCGTTCATTACGGCTTCATTGAGAGATTTATCGAGGAACTCGGCACCAAGTACAACATCCGTGAGATTGCCTTCGACCGCTGGGGTGCAGTGCAGATGACGCAGAACCTTGAAACCCTCGGCTTCACGGTCGTGGCGTTCGGTCAGGGATTCAAGGATATGTCCCCTCCAACAAAGGAACTGATGAAGCTGACCCTGGAGCAGAAAATCGCTCACGGCGGTCATCCCGTCCTGCGCTGGATGATGGACAACATCTTCATCCGTACCGACCCGGCGGGCAACATCAAAGCGGATAAAGAAAAGTCCACCGAGAAAATAGATGGCGCGGTAGCAACTATTATGGCGCTTGACAGGGCAATTCGGTGCGGCAATGAAAGCGGTTCTTCGGTTTATGATGATCGCGGGCTGCTTGTTTTTTAGTCAATGAGTGTTGACAAATACTCATTAGTGTATTAGTATATACTCATTGGAGGTGACCGCCATGAGTAAAATGATAACAATAGCCATCGATGAGGATATCTATGAAAAATTCTGCATCGCACTAAACCTTACTAAAGATGATGAGCCCAAGGCAATCGAACACTGTATGAAGTGGTATATCGCAAAAAGCTTTGAAAAAGCGTCACAGACCTATAATCCCAATGCGAAAGCCAAACCAATTGAAGAAATTGCAGGCGACTTTCATGGAAAAGCAAATCAGCGCATCCCATCATGGGCATTCAAACCGACGCAGTATAATCACAAAATAATCCGTGCTTTTTTTATGGTGGAGCAAGTAACGGGCAGGGTTACGATTGCTGAATTGGAAAAGCTATGTAGCAATGAAGCCGTACCGGAATTATATGTACCGACTTTTAGAAGCAACTACGCACAAATGAAGCTGGACGCTCCAAAAAGCCATGGCAAAGTGTTTGAGGATGATGGCGAGACCGTTACAATTTGGGGTGAAGTCAAGGATACGTTGATGCAATATAAAGAATACTTTTGCAATGCAGAAAGGTGAAAATATATGTCATATCAGAAGAAAACAATCAAGGCAAGCCTTGATGATATAAACAGTGGTAAAATGTATCTTCCTGCTATACAGCGTAAATATGTGTGGAGTGAAGCGCAAATTATTAAACTGATGGATTCAATTTTGCTTAACTACCCCATTGGTACTTTCTTGTTTTGGAACGTCGAGGGGAAAACGATAAATGAAAAGCAATATTCCCTATATGAATTTATAAAGAATTACCATGAGCGGGATGCTTTCATCAATCCTCACGCGCCCAATCCGATTACTAAAGAAAATGTGTTTGCGGTTCTTGATGGTCAGCAAAGGCTGACATCGCTATTCATCGCGCTTCAAGGCAGTCTCGCCTTGAAGCTTCCAATGAAGCGTTGGAATAACGATGATGCCTTCCCTGCAAAAGAACTGTACATGAATTTGAAAAGCAAGAAAAAAGATGACGATGATGAAATCACTTATGAGTTTGCGTTTTTAACTGCAAAAGAAAGTGAAAAAATAGAACCTGATAAACTGTGGTATAAGGCAAAGGACATCCTCAGATATGATACCACCGATGAGGTTATGCTCTCCGTAATTACCTCAAACGGATGGAATGATGCGGTTGTCATGAAAAATATTTTGGCTCTGCACAGAAGCTTAGTAACAGAAGAGATAATCAACTATTTTGAAATAAAGAAGGATTCGATAGATGATGTCCTTGATATTTTTATCCGAGTAAATTCAGGGGGCACAGTGCTTTCAAAAAGCGACTTGCTCTTTTCAACGGTAGTTTCACACTGGGATAAAGCAAGGGATGAAATCGAAGAACTCTTGAAAACAATAAATAACATTGGGGAAAAGTACAAATTTACAAACGACTTTATTATGCGTTCCTGCCTTTATTTGCTTGATATGCCTGTTTCGTTAAAGGTAGAAACATTTAAACGGGACAGCGTTCTTAAAATCAAAGAAAAGTGGGATGATATAAAAGATGCGATTGTCAGTACGGTCAAGCTGCTTGACGAGTTTGGATTCAATTCCGAAAACATAATTTCTTATGTTGCTATTACACCAATGGTGTATTACAAGTTCAATGGAGGGACTTTCGATACAGACAGTAAAGGAGAGCTTCGAAAATACATAGTTATTGCTCAAGTCAAGCAAATTTTCGGTACAGCGAGTAATTCTGCACTTACAAGTATACGCGAAGCTTTATCCGGCAAATGTAATCATTTTAAATTATCCACTCTTTCTTCTGTTCGTTTCACTGGCGATAGAAACCTCAGATACACCGAGGATGAGATTACATCTTTGTTTGACATTGAAATAGGAGCATACACATTTATGATTCTTTCTTTGTTGTATCCTAATTTAAAATACAGTCAAAAAGGATTTCATCAAGATCATATGCACCCATATTCCGCTTTCAACGATAAGAACATTAAATCTCTGTCACTGGATGATGCCACACGAATTGAATGGCAGCAATCAAGAAATAAGTTAGCCAATCTTCAGCTTTTAGAAGGTCGCGAAAATGAAAGTAAAAATGACATGTCGCTTATTGAGTGGTTGAAAGAACCGATGAATAGCGAAAATGTTAAGTATTTGCCAAGTAACATTTCATATGAGTTGCGTGATTTTGCTAAATTTATAATTGAACGGCAAAAGCTAATGAGTGCAGAGCTTAAACGAATTCTTATATGAGAACAAATTAAAACATAAAATTCGAAGGAGCGGGTTGAAAAAATGGATATTGAAACATTGAAGAAAATGGCTAATAACAAAAGTAATTGGCGTGAAAGATTACAAGCCGTTGAAGAATTGGGTAAAATGGATTGTCAACAATCAAAAGACATATTAGCGAGATTAGCAATTCATGATCCTGTTTTTCGAGTTAAAGAAGTTGCTTTCAGAGCTGCGCAAGCTCGTAATATTACATATGCAGGTAAACCTATTTTTCTTGGGAAAAAGCCAAAAGGCAACCTGATTGAAGGTATAAATAAAAAGCTCACAGTTGTTCGTAATAAGCTGAATGAAGGTTTTACGCTTGATGATTTCAAGCAAAAATTTGCGGAAATGTATCCTGAAGCCTACGATACATATGAAGGTGATAAGGGTGAACAGTTTGAAAAGTGGTTATCTAATGTGATTCCCACATTGCCAAATAAATAGTAATATGCTTCGAAATTCAAAAAGCATCTCGCAAGAGGTGCTTTTTTTGTACCCATATTAAAGGAGAGTGATGTCTATGGGATTATTCACAGGAATATTCAAGGCACGTGACAAGCCTCAAAACAGTTTAGGCGGCAGCCGTTACAGTTTCCTTTTCGGAAGCACAAGTGCGGGAAAGCCGGTCAACGAACATACCGCCATGCAGATGACGGCGGTCTATTCCTGCGTGAGAATACTGTCCGAAACGGTTGCCGGGCTGCCACTTCATGTGTACCGCTACAACGACAGCGGCGGTAAGGAAAAAGACCTGAAACATCCATTATACAAACTGCTCCATGACGAGCCAAACCCTGAGATGACTTCATTTGCGTTCCGGGAAACGCTGATGAGTCATCTTTTATTATGGGGCAACGCTTACGCGCAAATTATCCGAAACGCCAGAGGTGAGGTAATCGCCCTTTATCCGCTTATGCCAAATAAAATGACGGTCGACCGCGATTCAAACGGCCGACTTTTTTACTTGTATCAGCGCACTTCGGAGGATGTACCCTCGCTCGGGAAGGACAGCCAGGTCTACCTTTCTCCGGCCGATGTACTGCACATTCCCGGTCTGGGCTTTGACGGTCTGGTTGGGTATTCGCCCATTGCGATGGCGAAAAATGCCGTGGGACTCGCCATTGCCACCGAGGAATATGGGGCGAAGTTCTTCGCCAACGGAGCCGCGCCGGGCGGCGTGCTGGAGCATCCCGGTACTATTAAAGACCCGCAGAAGGTCAAGGAAAGCTGGAACTCCGCCTACCAAGGCTCGACGAACGCACACAGGGTGGCTGTGCTGGAAGAAGGCATGAAGTACCAAGCCATCGGCATCTCGCCCGAACAGGCACAGTTTTTGGAAACACGGAAGTTTCAGATCAATGAAATTGCCCGTATTTTCAGGATACCTCCGCATATGCTCGCCGACCTCGAAAAATCTTCCTTCAGCAACATCGAGCAGCAGTCGCTGGAATTTGTGAAATACACACTCGACCCGTGGGTGGTGCGCTGGGAGCAGTCCATGTGCCGCGCCCTGCTCATGGAAAGCGAAAAGCCCGCCGTGTTCATCAAATTCAATGTGGACGGGCTGCTTCGCGGCGATTATCAGAGCCGTATGAACGGTTACGCCACGGCAAGGCAGAATGGCTGGATGAGCGCCAACGACATCCGGGAGCTTGAAAACCTCGACCGTATTCCAGCGGAGCTTGGCGGCGATCTCTATCTTATCAACGGCGCGATGACCAAATTACAGGACGCGGGTGCGTTCGCAAATACGACAGGAACGGAGGAAACAACCGAATGAAGAAATTCTGGAACTGGGCGCGGGACGAAGAATCCGGTGCCCGTACGCTCTACCTCGACGGCACGATTGCCGAGGAAAGCTGGTTTGATGATGATGTCACCCCGAAAGCATTCAAAGCTGATTTGACTGCCGGAGAGGGTGACATTGTTATTTGGATCAACTCTCCCGGCGGCGATTGTATCGCGGCGAGTCAGATCTACGCCATGCTCATGGATTACAAAGGCTCGGTCACCGTCAAGATCGACGGCATTGCGGCTTCGGCGGCAAGCGTTATCGCTATGGCGGGAACGAAGGTGCTTATGGCTCCCACGGCGCTCATGATGGTGCATAACCCGCTGACCATCGCAATCGGCGACAGCGAAGAAATGCAGAAAGCCATCTCCATGCTCGACGAGGTCAAGGAAAGCATCATCAACGCCTATGAAATCAAGACCGGGCAGTCCCGAGCGAAACTCTCCCACTTCATGGATGCCGAAACCTGGCTCAACGCCAATAAAGCTATAGAACTGGGTTTTGCAGACGGCGTTCTTGAGGATGAAAAGAAGCGTGTGCAGGCCGAGGATATCACCTACGCTTTCAGCCGCCGAGCAGTCACGAACTCTCTCTTGAATAAGTTGTACCCCAAGAAACCGCCTGTGAAAACAGGCACACCCGTTGATGTCGCCAAAGCCACTCCTGCGGAGTGGCTTCAGAAGCGGCTCTCTTTAATTTCACACTAAATTTATAGGAGGAAAAACACAATGAGTAAAATTCTTGAACTGCGTGAGAAACGCACCAAGGCGTGGGAAGCGGCCAAGGCTTTCCTTGACACAAAGCGCGGCGCGGACGGTCTGGTCTCCGCCGAGGATACCGCCACCTACGACAAAATGGAAGCCGATGTCGTGGCACTCGGTAAGGAAATCGACCGCCTGGAAAAGCAGGAAGCACTCGACCGTGAGCTGTCCAAGCCGCTTAACGCCCCTCTTACCGGCAAGCCCGCTGTTCCCGGCATGGAGGTCAAGACGGGAACGGCTGCCGCTGAATACAAAAAGGCAATGCTGGACGCCCTGCGCTCCAACTTCAAGAGAATCAGCAATGTCCTGCAGGAAGGCATCGACACGAACGGCGGTTATCTTGTCCCCGATGAGTATGACAGCCGCCTGATTGACGGTTTGACCGAGGAGAATATCTTTCGTAAGCTCGGCACTACCATCAAAACGAGCGGCGAACACAAAATCAACATTGCCGCCACCAAGCCCGCCGCCGCATGGATTGAGGAGGGCGGTACGCTCACCTTCGGAGACGCGACCTTCGCACAGATTATTCTCGACGCACACAAGCTTCATGTCGCTGTGAAAGTCACCGAAGAACTGCTCTACGACAACGCTTTCAACCTCGAAAACTATATCCTGACGCAGTTTACCAAAGCTCTCGCCAATACAGAGGAGGATGCATTCCTCAACGGCGACGGTACGGGCAAGCCCCTCGGCATCTTCGACGCAACCGGCGGTGGGCAGGTCGGCGTGACCACTTCCGGCAGTTCCATTACAGCCGACGAAGCAATCAACCTTGTGTACACACTGAAACGCCCTTACCGCAAGAACGCAGCGTTTATCACCAATGACCAGACTCTTTCGGTCCTGCGCAAGCTGAAGGACAACAACAGCGCATATATCTGGCAGCCTTCCTATCAGGCGGGCGAGCCGGACAGACTTCTCGGTTATCCCGTTTACACGTCGGCATATGTTCCCGTCATTGCCGCCGGAGCGCCGGTTATGGCATTCGGAGACTACAGCTATTACAACATCGGCGACCGCGGTTCCCGTTCTTTCGCGGAGCTCAAGGAACTGTTCGCCGGTCAAGGCATGGTTGGATTCGTCGCCAAAGAGCGCGTGGACGGCAAACTGGTATTGCCCGAAGCCGTACAGATTCTGAAAATCAAGGCTTAATGAAAGGACAGTGGCGGTATGACGCTGCTTGAAAAAGTAAAGGCAAACCTCATTCTGGAACACACGGCGGACGATGAACTCCTGCAGATGTACATCACCGCCGCCGTTAAATACGCCGAAAGCTATCAGCATCTCACAGAAAACTATTACACTGAACATCAGATGCCGCCTACCACTGAGCAAGCCGTCATCATGCTGTCGTCCCACTTCTATGAATCCAGGGACGGCAGCACGGGCGGCTTTTTTGCTGACAACGTGCAGGCCGGGCAGCAGGTGTGGGACACGGTCAATCTGCTTCTTCGGCTCGACCGGGATTGGAAGGTGTGAGCATGAGTTTTGGTAAAATGAACACCTTCATCGACATCACAGCAAAAACAACTGTGAAGGACGCGGAAGGCTTTATGACGGAATCCGATACCGTTGTAGCTTCCGTCAGAGCGTACCGGGAGGGTCGGCACGGCACCGAAAAATGGGCTAACAGAGCCGCTTTCTCGGAAGCCTCCGACCTTTTCTGTTTTCGTTGTATCCCGGGCGTTACTGTCACGACCGCAATGGTCGTGGTGAACGACGGCGACCGCTTTGAAATTACCTCGGTCGAGGATGTGAAAGGTCGCGGGATGTACATTGAAGTGCTCGCCAAGGAGGTGAAGCCGAGTGGCTAAGGCTGTCATGAAAATGCCGGAAGACTTCCTTCTGAAGCTTTCCCGGCTCGGAGAAAAAACGGATGAAATCATCCCAAAGGTACTGGAAGCAGGCGGCGAAGTTGTGGAAGTAAAAGTGAAATCCAACCTGCAAGCCGTTATCGGCAGCGGCACTAAGGAAGACAGCCGTTCTACAGGCGAGTTGGTTTCTACGTTGGGTGTTTCCTCGGCAAGACAGGATAAGGACGGGAATTTCAATGTAAAAGTAGGTTTTTCCGAACCTCGTTCTGACGGCAAAAGCAACGCCATGATTGCGGGAGTACTGGAATACGGGAAAAGCGGTCAGCCGCCGAAGCCCTTTCTTAAGCCCGCAAAAACAGCAAGCAAAAACGCCTGCGTTGACGCGATGATCGCGGCGTTTGAGAAGGAGGTCGAAAACATATGAGCCTGCTGGAAGAACTAAACACCCTCCTCTCACCGCTTGTCCCCGTTGAGACAGGTGTGTTTTCAAAATCCGCCCCGGACAGATATGTTGTGATTACGCCGCTGGCGGATACTTTTGAACTGTATTCCGACGACAGTCCCCGGAACGAATCACAAGAGGCGCGGCTGTCCCTTTTTGATAAGGGCAGCTACATATCTGTGAAAAACCAAATCGTCCGCGCTCTGCTAAACGCGGAATTCACCATAACCGACCGCCGGTATGTGGGCCATGAGGACGATACCGGCTATCACCACTATGCCATCGATGTGGCGAAAATTTACGAACTGGAGGAATAACAAATGGCGACAATCGGACTTGATAGGCTGTTCTACTCAAAAATCACAGAAGCAACGGACGGCACCGAAACTTACGGCACTCCCATTTCGCTTGCCAAGGCGATGAAAGCGGATCTATCAGTCGAGCTTGCGGAGGCGACGCTTTACGCGGACGACGGACCCGCCGAGGTCGTGAAGGAATTCAAGAGCGGCACTCTCTCACTGGGGATCGACGATATCGGCGTGACAGCCGCAGAAGACCTGACGGGCGCAAAACTTGACGACAATCACGTCGTGGTATCCGGCAGCGAGGACGGCGGCACTCCCGTCGCTGTAGGCTTCCGTGCAAAAAAGTCAAACGGAAAGTACCGCTATTTCTGGCTTTACAGGGTGAAATTTGGTATTCCGGCGACCAACCTCGCCACCAAGGGCGACAGCATCACCTTCTCCACTCCGACCATCGAGGGTACGGTGTTCCGCCGCAACAAACTGGACGGAAACGGCAAGCATCCGTGGAAAACCGAGGTCAACGAGGACGATACGGGTGTTCCGGCTTCTGTTATCACCGGCTGGTACTCGCAGGTCTACGAGCCTGTGTTTACAGCGCAGGTCGGAGGTGAAGGCTAATGGCTGACGAAAGAAGCACGAAAATCACCATCGGCGGCGCGGAGTATGAGATGCTCTTGACCACCAAGGCAACGAAGGAAATCGCGGGGCGCTACGGCGGGCTTTCCAATCTCGGCGAAAAGCTGATGAAAAGCGAGAATTTCGAGATGGCTCTCGATGAAATCGTATGGCTCATTACGCTGCTCGCCAATCAGTCGGTACTGGTACACAATCTGCAAAATCCCGCGAAAAAGCGTGAGTTGCTCACAGAGGAGGCTGTTGAACTGCTTACCTCGCCCTTTGAACTTGCGGATTACAAAAACGCCATCATGGACGCAATGTATAAAGGTACGAAGCGTCATGTGGAAAGTGAGGACGAACCCTCAAAAAACGCGGAGGTCGGGTAAGCGACGAAGAGTTGTTTGCCCGGCTGATTTTTTATGGAACGACCCTGCTCAGCCGGGCGGAGTCCGAAGTGTGGCTGATGCCGATCGGACATCTGCTCGACCAGTGGGAGGTATACAAGCAGTTTAACGGTTTGGCAAAGCCCAAGCGCGAGTATTACATCGACGAAATCATACCAAATGGCATCTGAGGAGGTGGTGAGATATGGCGGACAATTTCGGCTTGAAAATCGGTGTTGAAGGTGAAAAGGAGTTTAAAAAGGCACTCTCCGACATCAATCAGTCGTTCAAGGTTCTCGGCAGTGAGATGAAGCTGGTCGAGTCCGAATTCGGCAAAAACGAAAACAGCGTCCAGTCCCTCACCTCCAAAAATGAGGTGCTGACCAAACAAATCGACGCCCAGAAAGATAAAATCGAAACGCTCCGTAAAGCGCTGGAAAACGCCTCCGACTCCTTCGGCGAGAATGACCGCCGCACCCAGCAGTGGGCGGTGCAGCTTAACAACGCGCAGGCGGAACTCAACGGCATGGAGCGCGAACTGAAGGACAACGAAAAGGCTCTGGACAATGTGGCTGACAATTTTGACGATGCCGAGAAGCAAGCCGACCAATTCGGAGACGAGCTTGAAAAAACGGGCAAGGAAGCCGATTCCTCCGGCGGCAAGTTTGAAAAGCTCGGTTCCGTAGTCAAGGGTATCGGAGCGGCTATGGGTGTGGCTTTCGCCGCTGTCGGCACCGCCGCAATCAGCGCGGGCAAAGCTCTCGTGGATATGACCGTGGAAGCCGCCGCATACGCGGATGAAATGCTGACACAGTCCACCGTGACAGGTATGTCGGTTGAGAGTCTGCAGGCGTACAGTTATGCCGCCGATCTGGTGGATGTGTCGCTTGACACGCTGACCGGCTCTATGGCGAAGAACGTCAAGTCGATGTCGAGCGCGGCAGACGGTTCCGCAAAATATGCCGACGCGTACGCACGGCTTGGCGTATCGGTTACCGATGCCAACGGCAATCTCCGAGACAGTGAGGACGTTTACTGGGAGGTCATCGACGCACTTGGCGGAGTCTCCAACGAAACGGAGCGTGACGCGCTCGCCATGCAGTTGTTCGGAAAATCGGCGCAGGACTTGAATCCGCTCATTGCCCAAGGCAGCGAAGGCATTGCCGCGCTGACAGAAGAAGCAAAACGCATGGGCGCTGTTCTCAGTGAGGAGAGCATCGAAAAACTCGGTGCCTTCGATGATTCCGTTCAGCGGCTGAAGCAAGGCTCGGAAGCCGCCAAGCGCGTGATGGGTACTGTTCTTCTTCCGCAGCTTCAGACGCTTGCGGATGAGGGAACCACACTGCTCGGCGATTTCACATCCGGATTGGTGGACGCCGGGGACGACTTCGGCAAAATCAGCGAGGTTATTGGCAACACGGTCGGCGGGCTTGTTGACATGATCATGGAACATTTGCCGAAAATAATTCAGGTCGGTATGGACATCGTTATGGCTATCGTAAACGCAATCGTTGAAAATCTGCCGACCATCGTGGAGTGCGCGTCCTCTATCGTCATGACGCTCTTGGAAGGGTTGATTGACGCACTGCCCGCTATCACGGAGGGCGCGTTACAGTTAGTGCTGACACTGGTTCAAGGCATCATTGACAATCTGCCAGCTATTATCGAAGCCGCTATTCAGATGATCGTGACTCTGGCCTTGGGCATTGCGGATGCTCTGCCGGAACTGATTCCATCCATCGTCGAGGCAATCCTCCTGATTGTTCAGGTGCTGCTCGACAATATGGACAAAATCCTCGAAGCTGCCTTCGCCATTATAAAAGGATTGGCAGAGGGTTTGCTGAACGCACTGCCGGAACTGATCGACGCGCTACCCGAAATCATAACGACCATTATTGATTTCATCACGGACAATCTGCCTGAAATCATTGAGATGGGCATCGAGCTCACCGTTCAGCTTGCGGTCGGGTTGATAAAAGCCATACCGCAGCTTGTGGCGAAACTGCCGGAAATCATCGCCGCCATCGTGACCGGCCTTGGGAAAGCGGTCGGCGCTGTGTTTGAAATCGGCAAGAACATCGTCACGGGGCTATGGGAAGGCATCAAGTCCCTCGGCTCCTGGATCAGCGAAAAGGTATCCGATTTCTTCTCCGGTATTGTTGACGGCGCAAAAAGCCTGCTGGGTATCAACTCGCCGTCAAAGGTATTTGCCGGAATCGGTGAAAATATGGGCCTCGGTATCGGCGAGGGCTTCACCGACGCCATGAAGGACGTTGAAAAAGATATAACAGACGCTATCCCAACCGACTTTGACCTTGATATGAATACCGGCATCCATAAGGTGATGAACGACACCTCGCTCGACGTGAAGAAAACCGTGGAACATACGGGTATTATCCGGGTCGAGGGCGTTAATAACGAAGGCGAAATGACCTCCGTTGTGGATATCATCATCGACAGGCTCAGACAGGAGGTGCGCGTATGAGTTATCTGAAAAATACGGAGGCAAGTGAAATCATCACGCGCTTTGTCAGCTTCCGAAAAACGCAAGAGGTTATCCGAACGGTGCAGACCGCCCTTGACGGGACGGAGTATTTGACCCGCTTCGGTTCGCCGACCGTGCATTATGAGTTGACACTCTATGTTAATGAGACCGGAAAAGCCGCGCTGATGTCAGCCGAAGATAGCGTTCCGCTGCTTGAATGCTCAGTAAAGCAAGGCGTTTTCACAGGGAGGATTGTTGAACTCGGCGATTTTGATTATCAGGCGGCGGGCTGGTATAAGGTCACAGCCACTCTTGCGGCAGTAAGCGAGGTGAGCGACCCATGAGAAGCATACCGATAGCGCTGAAAGAAAAACTCGCAAACCGCTTCAAGGCGGAAAACACGAACAGCATGGCAAAACTCCGTGTGGTAGCCACACAGACCTCCGTCAATTCGCTGCTCTCAGAGCCGATTCACGAAGATATCTCTCCCGCATTCGGCGATGTAGCCGTGCGCCAGACGGCCGGAGAATCCGATTTATCTCTTGCCTATGCCATCTGTTTGGATGACGGTATCGCGAATGTGTATAAACGGAAGTTTCCTGCTGGTATGGAGTACCTGTGGGAATACCAGTGGACGCTTGGAGCGGCGACCGATGTGGCGATTGAATTTAACGGCGTGTGGAAAATGAACGCCGAAAAGGAATGGTATTACCTTCAAACCGAGGAATATCCCTATGTTTTTTATATACGGGATGGGAATCTGTATGTTCAGGTCTGGCGTGACAGCGATAATGCCTCTCTGCTTGCAACCGGCGTTTCCCAGATATCCGCTTGCAAGGGCTGGCAGTCCAGTGTCGAACAGGACCTCGACCAAGGCTTGATCATCGGCTACCTCAAAAGCGGCTCGGTGTATTACCGGGCGCTCTGCTGTCAGGAAAACGGAAGCTATGTCTGGGAAGCAGAGCATGAAGTGACCGCGCTTGGTACGGGCAACACGACGCTGTCGGTTATCCGCACCAACGATTTCCGTATCGGATTCCTGACGCAGAATAACGGTCGAATGCTTCTGGCGCTGACACACCGAAACTATGCCGGGATGAGCGTCCGGCCGGATACAGTCCATATCAACGCTTCCAATGTGAAGATGTGGATTTCCGATATAACCGAACTGGACACGCTGAACACTGAATACGCTTCCGGAAATACTGCCTATCCCTATGTTCTGCTGGACGAGCCGGACACGGAAGAAATCTCCGTAACCTTGGTAGAGAAGCTGAACCGCGAGACAGGTTTCGTTTGTTACGGCTTCAAGGTCCATCTCACAAAGCCTTTATACGGAAGTGTTGACGCAGGGTTTTCGGTGAAATGCGCCCTGTCCGTTTCCGGAGTAACCGTTACCTCTGCGGCCTATGACAGCGAGGAACAGGCGCTTGTCCTTTATACGAGCGCCGATATCCGCAGGACGGTAGCCGTGACCATAACGATGCCGGAATACCGCTCACTCTGGTATTACAAGTTGGGTTCTCAAAGATGGTTCCTGCCCGCTCTAAGTGCTGTCGCCGCTGCTGAAACCGTAGACTTCCAAACCTACGAAAACGAGACAGCGGGCATTTCGATAGTTTCAACAGGAGCATGGATTGACGAGGCTTTATTCACCCAGTGTTTCCAGCCCGCGCATACGGCTGTCATTACGGTTGTGGCTTCGTCTGTTAGCCTGCAGCCTGTTTCCACATTACCGATTTAGGAGGTTTTCAAAATGAAGATACAAGAACGAGCCGTTCTTCACAACCGGTTTGACGTCAAGGTCGTCGACGCCGCAAGCGGCAAGGTCAAGCAGACGGCGGTCGGCTTCAACGTCATTACAAACTACTATTTTAACAGCAGGCTGACGGCTTCTCCGCTTAGTAAAACGACAGACCTGTTCAGATATATCGCGGTCGGCACCGGAACGGGGACACCCGCCGTTACGGATACCGCCCTTTTCACGCATCTGACACGCAAAGCAGTGACGACGCTGGAAACGGTTTATGAATATCCGACTTCGCATACGACAAAGCAGATCAAGCTGGAAGCGACGGAGTGCAACGGTAGTACAATCACAGAGGTGGCGCTCGAAGGTTATTACAGCGGCACCTTTTCTACTACTTATTACATCATGTCCCATGCCATGCTGCAGGATTCCGAAGGAAACCAGATCGCGATCGCCAAAACCGATACGGACGTGGTGTATATAACGGCAACCTTCTACGCCACCTGCACCCCATCCGGCTTCGGCACAAACGGCATTTATCCCACGGCCGAGAGCAATTGTCTGTTCCAATGGCTACTCACGGGCAATACGGACGGGTATGTGCGTTTTTCCCGCTTTCCAGTGGAGTACTCCTCGGATATGAACGTAAAATATCACGGTAGTAAAAGCTATTCCTTCAGCGGCGGCACCGGCAATACCACTACCTACCAGTACGACCTGCCTGTTACAACATTCCTTGACAGCGAGTGCAACAACCGCATCGTCAAGCATCTCGGCGTCGCAGGGGTCGGAGCGTTTACCTTCCCGAACCATGAGGTTTTTCCGCCCTATGCGGTCGACCATCTCGTTATCGGCGAGGGCGATGGAACGACGACGGAGTTCAGTATGAAGTGCCCGCTGATACAGTCCGGGACCGTCCGTATTTTTGTTAATGACACGGAAATGACCGAAGGCACGGATTACACGGTGGATTTGGAGAATAACTGCGGCGACTGGTATGAAAACTATCACACGGCGGTGATGACCTGTAAAAACGCCGGAGTCTCCTTCGGTGACCTTGCGTCAAAAACGCCAAGCAGCAGCTATTCTTACCGCGACCCTCTTGCCTGGTGGAATTGCTATGATACGACGGTATATCCATCTTCCTGCATGGTGAGCGATGTAAGCCCCATTAAAATAGACTTTGGGACTGCAAAGCCTTGTAATACGCTGAAAATTGATATTCTGACCGTCCCGACCGCAAGGCTCGATATTCTTAAAATACAGTATTCAGCCAACGACACCGACTGGACGGATGTAACAGGTCTTTCAAGGACAGGTCAGGTCTGGAAATTCACGGAGGTATCGGCGCGGTACTGGAGGGCGTTTTTGAGCGGCGAAGGGAACGCCACCGTCGTCGTCACATCAAGCGGCATGACAGGCTCGCCGATCACTCTTTCCGTACCTGTTGCCTCATCAGATACGGCGAGCGTTGTGGCGGGCAAGATAAAAACAGCCCTTGAAGACAATGCGAATATTTCAGCTTTATATGATGCGTCGGTTTCGAATGCAAATGTAGTTTTAACCGCAAAAACGCCTATTGCGAATGTCTCGAGTTTGAATATCGCCCTGTCAAACGGGACTTGCGCGGGCTTGACCACAGTTTCAACCTCGACCAATACGACTACCGGAGTAGCCGCCGTAAAGCAACAGGAAAATATCTATGTGACCGGAACCATAGGGACTGCGGGAAACGCAACGGTTGTCGTAACGGCCGCTGGAATGGCAAACTCGCCTATAACCCTTTCGGTGCCGGTTACAAGTGGCGACTCGGCGACAACTGTTGCGACAAAGGTAAACGCGGCTCTTGGAGCAAATTCAAATATCACGGACTTCTTTACAATCAGTGCGGATAACGGCAGATATGTGCGACTGACCGCAAAAACAGCAGCGGATAATGATTCTACCCTAAATATCAGCATTGCAAATGATACTTGCACCGGGTTGACTGCTATACCGACATCCACCGTTGATGCCGCAGGCAACGCGGGTACAAAACAAGTGGAGACCTTAACCGTATCGGGCAGTGTCAGCTACAGTTGGACTTACAGTTTATATTACCAGAGCTTCCCGACAAGGGACGGTCAGAGCTTCGGCTCGACTTTCTTTTTGGGGAAGACCGTGCCGGGACTCATTTTTACGGCTCCGCCTGCCGACGGCGCTGCTATTACAGCCAGCTTTGCGCTTGAATATCCGTTCAAGACCGAGAACAATCTGTTGCGCTTCACCTACTCGGTTCAGCTGCAACGGGGGTGACACCATGACGCTGACATTTGAATATACCCTTGATACCGGAGCAGGCTTGTATCCGCAGGTGATCCACACCTCGGACAACCTGCTCGGTTTCATATACCTCACCGCCGACGGCACCGTGGCGGGAAGCACAGCAGACCCGGTTCTCGGTTTGTACGATAATCTGACCTATACGGAAACCGGCAGGATTTCACCCGATGAAACGGTATCGTATCCAAGTATCAAAAAAGTGGCGCATTACGGCGCATACGGATTCTGGAGCGCCGAGGGCGACCACCGTTTTGTCATGTATATGCTGCCGACAGATATCACGAATTCCTTTATTGACGGCTCGGTCAAATTCAGCATCGGAAGCGAGGTTTCGCAAATGTCCTGCACCTTGCTCAACATCAAGGGGGCGCTGCTCAATCGCTACCGTGCTTTCGTGACGCCCGGTACTAAGATGGAGCTGTACTTTTCTCTCGGTAGCAGCGGCGAAATCACGCTCGGCATTTTCTATATCGATCGCGCTTCGGTTTCGTACCCGGACGAAAAGGTATCGGTATCCGCCAGAAACGCAATCGGCAAGCTGCTGAAGGAACAGACCTTCAACGAGGACAACACCTTTGAAGGTACAACGCTTCAGCTGAACCTGCAGGAAATTCTTCGCCTCGCCGAGGTGGAGAATTTTTTTGTCGGCGACAGCACAAAGGCATGGAAACTCCGCTTCGAACCGGATGTCGCCATGCTGGACGGTATCAAGCGGGTAATCTCCTTGCTTGACGGCTGGAAGGTCGATGAAACGGCAAACGGTGTTATCGGCGTGGCGGCGGCAACAGACGCCCGTTTCGACCAGCCCGCCGTGTATACCTTCGAGCGCGACAAGACCTGCTGGAACTACAGCGTGGAATATGACGATTCGGAAGCGGTCAGCAGGGTTTGCGTCACCTGCGCCGATCCGGAAAACACGGTCTACGCCACCGTCCCAAGAAACAAGTGGTGGATTCAGCCGTCCCACAGAACGACCTATGTAACAGCCGCCGACGGTGCGACGCTTGCTGAAATAACGGCGATGGCCGAGGAACTGGCGCAGGCCATCGCCATATCCGGCAGGCAGGAGAGCTTCGTCGGCATCTTCACGCCCCAGCTTACCATCGGGGACGAGGTGCACATTGTCAGCGGAACAAAGACCGAAACCATCGGTACAGTCACGGATGTTACGCACAATTTCGGCAGGGGCGGTTTCTATACAGCGTTCACCGTGGACAGTGGCGGACGGCAAGGCAAAGCGCGTCTTTCGGATTTAATCGGCAAAGCATCCGAAAAGTCCAATCTGAACGGCGTGACTATTTATTAAGGGAGGAATAACAACATGAAAGAAATCTGGAATTGGATTCAACTCGCGCTGTCGGCAGTCGGCGGAGCAATCGGCTGGTTTTTCGGCGGCATGGACGGTTTAATCTATGCGCTGCTGGTGTTTGTGATCGCCGATTATATCACGGGCGTCATGTGCGCGATTGTGGATAAAAAGCTGTCCAGCGAAGTCGGCTTTAAGGGCATCTGCAAAAAGGTGCTGATATTCGTAATGGTCGGCATCGGACATATCATGGACACCTACCTCATCGGCAACGGAGAAGTTCTGCGGACAGCAGTCATCTTCTTCTACTGCTCCAACGAGGGTGTCTCGATGCTCGAAAATGCTGGGCATCTCGGACTGCCCATCCCGGCGAAACTCAAGGACATTTTGGAACAGCTTCACGACAGATCGGAGGACAAATAAATGAACCTACACAAACTCATTCTGACCAACAACGCCTGTTACAAGGCGGGCAGAACCATTACCCCGAAAGGCATCATGGTGCATTCCACCGGGGCGAACAATCCCAACCTCAAACGCTATGTCGGTCCCGATGACGGCTCGCTTGGTAAGAACCAGAACAATAATCACTGGAATCAGGACAAGCCGGATGGTCGACAGGTCTGCGTCCATGGCTTCATCGGCAAGCTGGCTGACGGAAGCATCGCCACCTATCAGACGCTACCGTGGAATCACCGGGGCTGGCATTGCGGCAGCGGTTCAAAAGGCTCCGGCAACGATACGCATATCGGCTTTGAAATCTGCGAGGACGGTCTGACCGACACCTCGTATTTTTCTGCCGTTTATAAGGAGGTTGTTGAGCTTTGCGTGTATCTCTGCAAGCAATATAACCTTACCGAAAAGGATATTATCTGCCACTGTGAGGGTTACAAATTGGGCATCGCCAGCAATCACGGCGATGTGATGCACTGGTTCCCGAAGCACAGTAAGTCGATGGATACCTTCCGCGCCGAGGTCGGAAAGCTGCTCGTTGCATCCGGCACGGAACAACCTGATGCGTCCGCTGATGAACCTGCCATTTTCGAGCCGTACCGCGTCCGTGTTAGCATCGCAACTTTGAATATCCGTAAAGGTCCCGGCACCGACTACGGCGCTCTGGGAAAATATACGGGTAAAGGTGTGTTCACCATCGTAGAGGAAGCCGACGGCGCTGGCTCTTCAAAGTGGGGGCTACTCAAGTCCTTCAAAAGCAAGCGCAACGGCTGGATTTCTCTGGACTACGCCGATAAAGTATAATACCTATTAGAGAATAGCAAGTAACCACGGGTCAAATAGTTGACCTGTGGTTATAGTTTCAGACCCGCGACTGTGATATTTCACTCTCGCGGGTCTTTTTTTTTGCTCTTTTTTCGTTCAAGACGCCGCTTTCCCTCCAGTGAGTATTGAGGGAGAGATTCCCTCGGACTGGAGGATGACCAATGACGAACGAGCAAAAAGAGCAAATTAAGGTGCTGCGCCGTCAGGGATATGGATACTCGAAAATTGCTCAAAACTTTTCTATTTCAGAGAATACGGTTAAATCGTATTGCAGAAGAAATGGCTTGAGTTCTGATGCGCTTAATAATACAGCCGCCTGCAAGTACTGCGGGAAGCCAATAATTATCAAAGAAAAATGTAAGCCACGTCAGTTCTGCTCCGACAGGTGCCGTGTTGCGTGGTGGAACATCCATCAGCGCCAAAGCCGGGCAAAAACAACGTATCACTTTGTTTGCGAAAAATGCGGAGCGCCTTTTGAGAGCCACGGCAATAAAAGCAGAAAATATTGCTCTCATGATTGCTACATTGCGACGCGGTTCGGTAAGGAGCGCGGCGGCGATGAATAAGGAGTATTTTGACCGTATTTGCGGCTACAAATCCGCAATGGCGCAGGCTCGGCTGATGCTTGTAAAGGGGATTTTAACCGAGAGCGAGTACCTTGAAATTGATACAATAATGGCCGAGAAATACGGCTTGTCTTCGTGTAGTTTATTCCGCGATAATAACTTGCTATATAAGGAGAACGACGGTAATATGTCACACTACGAGGAGGTGACAAAATGCCGAAAACAGTAAATAAAGTATCGCATAAGCCCAGGCTGGCACAGCAGAAAAAGGTTGCTGCCTACGCCCGCGTTTCGACTGGGAAAGATGCCATGCTTCACTCGCTGTCCTCACAGGTCAGCTATTACAGCAAATTGATACAAGGCCACGAGGGATGGTCATATGTCGGTGTTTATGCCGATGAAGCCCTTTCCGGTACGAAAGACAGCAGAGAGAATTTTCAAAAGTTACTCGCCGACTGCTGTGCCGGAAAAGTGAATATGATACTTACAAAGTCCATCTCCCGCTTTGCACGAAACACGGTGACCTTACTGGAAACCGTTCGTAAACTGAAAGCGTTGGAGGTGGACATTTATTTTGAGGAGCAGAATATCCACACATTGAGCGCCGAGGGAGAATTGATGCTGACCATTCTTGCATCATACGCGCAGGCGGAGAGCCTTTCCGCAAGCGAAAACCAGAAATGGCGGGTCAGAAAAGGCTTTGAAAACGGCGAGCTCATTAATTGGCGGTTCCTGTTCGGATACCGCATTACAAAAGGGGAAATAGAAATCAACACGGAAACCGCCCCGATTGTGTGCGAGATATTCAAGCGGGTCATCGTCGGGGATACCTTCGGTACCATAAGCCGAGACCTGAACGAGCGTGGCATTCCCGGCGCGCTCGGCGGAAAATGGTGCGCCCAACGCATCCGCGAAACCGCCGGAAACGAAAAATATATCGGAAATGCAATGCTCCAAAAGCACTACCGCAACAATCATCTGGAAAAGAAAAAATGTAGAAATAAAGGCGAGTTACCGATGTTCTATGCCGAGGAAACGCACCCTGCCATCATTGATGTGGATAGCTTCAATGCGGCCCAGATGGTATTACAAAAAATGTGCGATGCCGCAAAAACCAGACCGGTACCACAGCAAAGTGAATTCACGGGTCGCATTTATTGCCCGCACTGCGGTAAAAACTTTAAGCGCACTACGAGTAACGGCTCAGTCGGATGGAATTGCTCCACCTATTTATCGCAGGGTAAGGCATACTGCCACGGAAAAAAGATACCTGAAACCACGCTTCAATCGGTTTGCGCCGATGTTCTCGGCACGGGAAAATACGACTCGACTGTTTTCGGCACCTTGATAGAGCGCATTGAAGTGCCGGAAGATAACCACTTACGGTTCGTTTTCAATGACGGGCGAACCGAAGAACGCTCATGGGCAGACCGTTCACGGCGGGATAGCTGGACTGCAGAAATGAAGCACACCGCCGCAGAAAGAACAAGGCAAAGGAGGAAAAACTCATGTCAAGAGCAGTAACGATGATACCCGCTACCAAAAATAAGTTCACGGCGCTCCCGACCGCTTCCATAGCTAAACGCCGCGTGGCGGGATATGCCCGCGTGTCAACGGACAGCGATGAGCAGTTTACAAGTTATGAAGCGCAAATCGACTATTACACGAAATTCATTAAGGCTCGTGATGACTGGGAATTTGTCACAGTGTATACGGACGAAGGCATCTCAGCCACAAATACAAAACACCGCGATGGTTTCAATCAGATGGTTCAAGATGCCATGGGTGGCAAAATCGACCTTATTGTCACGAAATCCGTCAGCCGCTTCGCGCGTAACACCGTCGACAGTCTGACTACTGTCCGCAAGCTGAAGGAGCACGGCACGGAGATTTATTTTGAAAAAGAAAATATTTACACATTCGACAGCAAGGGCGAACTTCTTATCACCATTATGAGCAGCCTTGCGCAGGAGGAGAGCCGCTCCATTTCAGAGAACGTCACATGGGGTCAGCGGAAACGCTTTGCAGACGGAAAGGTCAGTATGCCGTACAAACAGTTCCTCGGCTACGAAAAGGGCGATGACGGCACCCCGGTTGTAAATGAAGAGGAAGCCAAAACTGTGAGGCTCATCTACCAACTTTTCCTTGAAGGTAAAACTCCGGCGGGGATTTGCAGTTATTTGGATATGCGCGGTACGCCTACGCCATCCGGCAAACAGAAATGGAGCCAGACTACGGTATACAGCATTCTCAGCAACGAAAAGTACAAGGGTGATGCCTTGCTTCAGAAGTGTTTTACTGTGGATTTCCTTATGAAAAAGATGAAGGTCAACGAGGGCGAAGTCCCGCAGTACTATGTGGAACACAGCCACGACGCCATTATCAGCCCTACCGATTGGGACATGGTGCAGGCGGAAATCGACAGACGAAAGACGCTCGGCAGAGCCTACAGCGGGAACAGTATCTTTTCTTCGAAGCTGGTATGCGGCGACTGCGGTGGATTTTTCGGTCAAAAAGTGTGGCACTCCACCGATGCCTACCGCAAGGTGATATGGCGCTGCAACAGTAAATTTAAAGGCGAAAAGAAATGCGGGACACCGCACCTTGATACGGAAACGATACAGCAAAAGTTCCTCTTGGCTTACAATCAGCTGATGCAGAAGCGTGATGGGGTCATCGCCGACTGCACTCAAATGCGCCGGAAGGTCTCGGACTGCACTGCGCTGGATGCTGAGATTGAGAAGCTCACCGAGGAAATCGACATTGTGGCAGAGATGGTTAAAGCCTGCGTGAAAGAAAATGCATCCTCCGCACTGGCACAAGAGGAGTACACAAAAAAGTACGGCAGTTTGGTGAAACGCTATGAAAAGACCGCATTTCGTCTTGATACGCTATCTGCGGAAAGAGCGCGAAAACAAGACCGCGACCGTGAACTCCGACTTTTCATCGAAGCGATAAAGCAACAGCCCCTCGTCCTCGAAGAATGGAACGAAAGGCTGTGGGTCGGATTGCTTGAAAAAGCCACTGTTTTCCACGAGGGCAGAATGGTATTTCAGTTCAAGAACAGCACAGAGATTGAGGTTGAGCTATAA